TACAACTGCTTCCGTGCGCAAGCGAACACCACTGCCGCCGCGCATGTATCAGGTACCAACGCCTACATCGCGCAGTACCCATCCGTGACGGTCTGGCCTGTGCCCGACAATGCCCAGCAGTACCAGTTGGCCTACTGGCGACTGCGCCGTAACCAAGATGCGGGCGGGGGCATCAACACGATGGACGTGCCGTTCCGCTTCTTGCCCGCGATGGTGGCAGGTCTTGCATACTATCTGGCTATGAAAGTACCCAATGCAGATGCACGGCTGATGACGCTGAAGGCGCAGTACGACGAGGCGTGGGCGCTTGCTTCCGAGGAAGATCGGGAGAAGGCCGCAGTTCGATTCGTTCCCCGCGAAATGTACATCGGGGGGTGATATGGACGAAAAATTATTTTTAGCTTGGGTAGCGGGTTTTTTTGACGGAGAAGGGTCAATCGTCGTTGAGTATTCCAAATCCCCAAAATCCGCACGGGGTTGGAGAACTTCACTACACGCTACACTTACGCAAACCAGCCTACCTTGTCTTGAGTTAGTACAAGAACGGCTTGGAGGTAGTGTAAAGGTTTCAGATAACCGTACTGAAGATACTCGTAGATGGGCGATACAGTATACGTGGGCGGTTAGAAACCACAATGCTATGGAGTTTTTACGGAAAATAGCTCCTTACTCTGTAGTTAAAAAGACTCAAATAGAACTTGCGTTGAAATACCCGATGTTCGATTCCACAGGAAGAAAATACGGGAATACAGCAAACCCCATGCCTGATGATGTTTGGCAACAACGACTGGACATTAGAGATGGGTTGAAGGCGATACGGGCTAGTATGAAGACCCCGGCAAGAGTGCGTTACGATGGGTAACAGGTTTTCTTCTGCCAAAAACTCCATCGCTGAATGTGACAACTGTGGGTTCCGTTACAAACTCAAAGTATTAAAAAAGCTGGTGGTCAAAACCAAGCAAATCAACATGCTGGTCTGTCCGGAATGCTGGAACCCCGACCATCCTCAACTACAGTTGGGCATGTACCCTGTGGACGACCCGCAAGGTGTGCGGGACCCACGCCCTGACCGTAGTTACTTGGTGTCCGGGCTACTGGAAGATGGATTCTCTGGGGAAGGTAGCCGTGTCATTCAGTGGGGTTGGGGTCCAGTGGGCGGGGGGTACACCCCAATTGACGGTGGCACACCTAACTATCTGGTGACGCAGACCGCCGTAGGTACTGTGACTATTGAGCTAGACGCCATACCAATACCCCCTGTCGGGGCTGTTGTGGAAACAGCTACGGCGGCAAGTGTTGTACAGGCGATTCTTACTGCGCTTCCAGCCAGTGCGGAAACAGCAACGGCTGGGGATTCGGTGTCCGCAGTTCTTATTCCCGGTACTCTCGACTCTATAGACCCGGATACGGGCATAACGTCATCGACTATCACGCTGACCAACAGCAACCTTACGTTTGAAGGTACAGTTGCTTACGTGTGGTACGGCGGCAAAGGTGTATATTGGCATACAACCGGTAAGAAGTACTTTGAGATTACCAACGACGCAAACGTTGACGCTTGTCTGTTGTGTGGGTTGGGGGATGCGTCTGCTGATTTCCAAGCCGCCGGAAACTATGTCGGTAACTACATATCTGGAACAATTTTTGGTAGGTCTTGGGGTATTTGGGCTAACAGAAGCGCCGGGCTTATTACTTACGGAGACGATACCGCTACGTTCCCCACTGGTACGCCTATTACTACCGGTGGACGCATTAATGTAGCCGTAGATTTTGACGCCGGAAAGATGTGGTTTGGTGTAGATGGAGCGTGGATAAACTCAAGTGACCCTGCGACGGGTACTTCCCCCATCTACACCTTTACGCCTAACGCGGCACTGTACGCGGCAATATCTGTTCAAGTAGGAGGACAGATTGCCACGATGAACTTTGGAGCGTCTGCGTTTACTGATACGGTTCCGTCAGGGTTCAGTAGTTGGAATACCAGCATTTCGACAGTGGTTAAGTGGGATATTGGGTCTGTTGTGGCAGGAATGTCGCTAACAAACGGGAACTTGACCGCCCAACGTACTACCCCAGTAACTTATCCAGACTGGTACGGAGTAACAAGCGTCAACGCGCATAGCACTGGCAAGCGGTACTTTGAGATAACGCAGGACGTATATTCGGCTAGGTCTATGTTTGCAGGGGTGTGCCAATCGTTCTTAGACGCCGGTATGCAACCGTATGTGGGGGCAGTTAACTACCTTGGACAGAATGGTGCAGGGTGGGGGGTACTCTTTAACGACCCTGCATACGTTACCGGAGTGTATACCTACAATGCCGGTACAGGAACCTTCTATACAACGCCTCCTCTCCTTAGCAATGGCGGTGTTGTAGGCGTTGCTGTTGACTTCGCCGCTGGCAAGATGTGGTTCTCGCTCAACGGAACGTGGCTTAACTCTGGTAACCCTGCGGCTGGTACCAACCCCACGTACACGTTTACCGCAAACACAGCCCTTCTTGCCGGTATGTGCTTCTACGACAACGTTGCCCAAGCTACTGCGAACTTTGGAGCTACACCCTTCTCCGGTACGGTGCCTTCGGGCTTCTCGTCGTGGAATGTCATCAGTTAGGGTAAACAGGCTATACTGTAATCGACCATACCTAAAGGAGCCTATCATGGCTAAAGCACAGTCCGGCAGAGACGTGAAGATTGAGAAGGGTCCTGCCACCAAGCAAGCGGGCAAGACGAACGCTAACATGAAAACGATGGGCCGCAACCGGGCTAAGATTGCCGCTCAGAAACGTGGGGGCTGACATGAACTCCAACGACAAGTTTGACTTCTTCCCGGCTTCGACCGGGAACCCGATTGGGAAATACACCCAACCGAAGGCCAACACGAACCCACAGCACTCGTATCCCGAGTGTACGGTGGACAAGAAAGCCGTATCTATTGGCAACATCACCAAGAAGGTAGCGATGCCTGAGCGTGCCGGTATTCAGGTGCGTGGTGGTAAAGCTCAGACCAAGGGCAAGATGGCTCGCGGGCCAATGGCGTAACGCATGAACTACACCGAGTTGACAGCCGAGGTCATCACGTACCTCCAAAACTCCGAGACTGACTTCGTAGCGAATATCCCTGTGTTTATTCGCCAAGCGGAGCAACGGATTTACAATTCGGTGCAGTTCCCCTCGTTGCGTAAGAACGTCACGGGGCAGACCTTTGCAGGTAACCAGTACCTGTCCGCGCCGATAGACTTTCTGGCGGTGTACTCAATGGCAGTATACCGTACTGCGGCTACTACAGGAGCGGGTACCGCAGGGCAACGGACTATTGTGGTTGCGTCCCTGAACAACATTGAGATTGGGCAGGTAGTGACCGGCAGTGGTGTCGCCCCCGATACCGTTGTGACCGGCATAGATACGGGCACAAACACCATCGCGGTATCTGAACCCCTCACGGGGCTGGTGGATGGCAACCTTATCTTTCAGAGCGACTATATGTACCTGCTGAACAAGGATGTGAACTTCATCCGGCAGGCGTATCCCACGAAGTACTACAAGTCTCTGCCGCAGTACTACGCCATCTTTGGACCTACTACGACTGACGATGTGCCGCCTGAACTGACGGACAATCTGTCGTTCATTCTTGGTCCTACGCCAGACACGGACTACGCCGTGGAGCTTCACTACTACTTCTACCCCGAGTCCATCACTACGGCGGCGGATGGGGAGACGTGGCTGGGCAATAACTTCGATACGGTGCTGTTGTACGGCACGTTGGTCGAAGCCTACACCTACCTCAAGGGTGAAGCAGACCTCATCCAGCTTTACGACACACGCTACAAAGATGCCTTGGCACAAGCGAAGCGTTTGGGCGATGGTATGGAGCGTCAGGACGCCTACAGGTCCGGCCAATACAGACAACCGGTGACCTGATATGGCTATCTACCAGACGCAGACCACGAGCTTCAAGCAAGAACTTTATGAGGGAGTCCATGACTTCCTCACTGACACTATCAACATTGCGCTCTACACCAACGCGGCTACGCTTGGTCCAGATACTACCGTTTACACAACAAGCGGAGAGGTGTCTGGCACTGGCTATTCTGCGGGAGGCCAAGCGTTGACTGGGGTTACTGTAGCATCCAGTAATGGGGTAGCGTATGTTAACTTCGCATCAACAACTTGGAGTCCGGCAAGTTTTACGTGCCGTGGCGCGTTGATATACAACGCCAGCAAGAGCAACAAAGCAATTGCAGTGTTGGACTTCGGTGCGGATAAAACCGCAACCACTTCA